GACATCCTGTTTTCTAAGGACCACCGTTCCGTAGTCCTTGAAGTTTGGATTCTCATCCGAGGTTCGAGCGTAGGTATAAAAAATCTCGCCACTTTTGTCCCTTCCAACATTCACCTTGTTTGGTAAGAGAGGATATAGCCCAAGCACCCTTCCAGCACCGTCACGTATGACCTGTACATATGCATTGCCCCCAGATGAGCAAATGGCTCATGAGTGTTTCTCTGAACACAAATGATGTCATTTCACTGTTTGGTTCATCGTGGAGGATGTGATAAAGCGGATGGTCATAGACCCTTTCCTTTCCACCTCTTTGTAGCGGTAAATATGAAGCGGCAGAGAAGCCAAAGCCTCTGACAAAATCCGCACACATGAATAAACCGCCGTAGTTTGCATGGCGGTAAACTCATTTACACTCTTTCCGCTTGTGGTAGGTCCGAATAAATATGTGTAATTCGAACCAGTATAGTAGTCACTAGGCTTGTCTCTTGCCTTGAAAATCTTTGAAATAATAGGTATATTCATTGGCTGAACCTCCAAATAAGCTCTTGTTCTTCAATGTTCTTATAAAAAAAGAAGCCCGCGATCGTTGTACACAGACTCCCCTCTATTATCACTACCGCATCGTAATGCGCGATCTAATGCCATGATNGTTGCNACNGCNCCGTCAATTTTTTCAGTACTCTTCTCCTTGTCCGGTTTGATGTTCCCGGCAGGATCGGTTCGAATAAAGATATTGTCCATCATCCACCTGAGAACTGGATGCCCGCCATGAGCCAGCTTTACTTCCAGCGTCAACTTCATGAGCTCCTTTGTTGGTGGAGACATGTCTTTGAATCCCTGGCCGAAAGGAACAACTACAAAACCCATGCCTTCAAGGTTCTGAACCATTTGCACAGCTCCCCACCGGTCAAAGGCAATTTCTCTAATGTTGTATTTCTCTCCGAGTTTCTCAATGAATGCTTCAATAAAACCATAGTGAACAACATTACCATCTGTCGTTTTGAGATAACCTTGTTTTTCCCAAATGTCATAAGGCACATGGTCGCGTCGCACACGCAGTCAATATTTTCTTCAGGCATCCAGAAGTAAGGAAGAATGATAAACTTGTCGTCCTCTTCTTCNGGTGGGAAAACCAAAACAAATGCNGTNATATCCGTNGTACTGGAAAGNTCGAGNCCGCCATAGCAAACGCGTCCAGCAAGCGAATCGGGATCGGTTGTGAATGAGCACTTATCCCATCTATCCATAGGCATCCATCGGATTGCCTGCTTGACCCATTGATTGAGTCGTAGCTGNCTGAAGCTGTTTTCCTCTGCAGGATTTTGTTTTGCACTCTCACAGGCTGCCCGCACCTTATCAATNCCCACCGTAATACCNAGCGAGGGGTTTGCNTTTTTCCANACCTTNGGGTCGGTCCAGTCATCCGCTTCATCCGCCCCATAAATCACTGGGTAAAATGTCGGATCGTTTTTTCCTACCATCAAGAAGATCTTGTGCCTTTTGATGAATCTCATAACAAATGCTGTTTGTATCGTTACCGGCAGTGGTGATAAGAAAATACAGTGGCTGCATTCTTGCGTCACCACTTCCTTTGGTCATAACATCAAAAAGCTTTCTGTTAGGCTGTGTATGGAGCTCATCGAATACTACCCCGTGGGTGTTGAATCCATGTTTGTTTGAAACATCTGCAGAAAGCACCTGATAAATGCTCCCGGTTGGTAAATATATTAATCGCTTTTGNGAATCAAGNATTTTCACTCGCTTTGATAGTGCCGGGCATAGTCTCACCATGTCAGCCGCCACATTAAAGACGATAGATGCCTGGTTACGATCCGCAGCGCAGCCGTAAACCTCAGCTCGTTCTTCACCGTCACCGCAGGTAAGAAGAAGTGCCACAGCAGCTGCCAGCTCCGATTTGCCCATCTTTTTAGGTATCTCCACATAAGCTGTGTTAAACTGCCGATACCCGTTTGATTTAATGGTTCCGAATACATCGCGAATGATTTGTTCTTGCCAGTCAATGAGCTCAAATGGTTTTCCTGCCCATGTCCCTTTTGTATGTGATAGACACTCAATAAATCCGACCGCGTAGTCCGCTGTTGCTTTGTCATAATGGCTATCTTTGCTCATAAATCGGGTTGGCTTGTATTTCTTCAGCTTTCGTATACGCGGTCACCTCCTTCAATTCATGAACGACAAAAAAAGCCCCGAAAGGCTTCTTGTATGTCATTTCTTGTATTTTATAGTTCGCCGGTGAGAATAAAGTGGCTGTATTTCTCTTTATGTTCCTCAAGGAATGTCACAAGCTCGAAGTATCCTCGCTCATAAGCCATCCGCTGAACCATCGGTGTATCAAACATGTTGGTCTCACCGGTATCCCTGATGGCTATAATCTGTCTTTTTATCTGGTCTTTTGGGTTTTCTTTACCGGGATAGTAGGCTGCATACCTTGCGTAATCGTAGCCTTCGCTTTCAACCAGTATGCCTTCATCAGTTCCTTTAGCCTTGACCAGAATGCAGTGCCAAACCTTATCCGTATCCATGAACATCTTATCAACGCGTTTGGCAATGAAGTCATGATCATCAAGCAGGTTTTCGGAAAATGATTTGAACTGTTCTGGTTCAAGCTCAACAACTTCCTCGATATCAAATTGACTGCCGCTTTCTTTCTCATACCCCTTCAAATCGTCTATTGTACTGGCTTTTCTAACAAAATGCGCTTTCACATTTTTTCCTCCTCACATCAATCTTTGATGATTTCACATAGATCCTCGCCATAAGCTATACCAAGGCTCGAACCGCAATCCCAGGAAACATGGATGGTTCCGATATCATCAACTCCTGTTACCGTTCCTGTCGCACCGGGACTTAGTTTGGTATAGGGATCGTTCATTCGAAGCAGCTCAACTCTCGTTCCCGGTGTGTACTTTGTTTTAAGCTGCAGAAGTCTTTCTGGAGAAATGATGCGCATTTTACTCTGCCTCCTGCTGTTTGGAAGTTCCGCTTTTGAAAGCCGAGCTTCCGGTCAGCTTAGAAAGTAGGATTTTGCGCTCCCCTTTATAATCCTGGCCTATAAAACCAAGTCTGAGAAGAAAGCACCGGAAGGCATATTTCTCATTGTCCGTTTCCTTAACTTTTGCAGTCACCCGCTTTTGTTCCTTAGCCAGTTCACTTAGTGAGCAGATGAAGTGTGAATATGCCTTAATCTCCTCAGCGCTTACCGGGAATGAAAACCAAGGGAAGCTGACCTTTTCATCTGTAATTTCAATAGGCAGCGTCTCCAGGCCAAGCGCCTTCTTGATGAGGTCTTTCTTGCTTTCCAGCAAGCGCTTTAGGTTCTCCAAGCTTGTTTCTGTAAATGTGGTCCTTGGCAGTTCGATTACAAGCCCTTCGATTTCATTTGCAGCGGCAATTGGTTCCTGAATTTCTTCCGAAGAAGCATTTACTGTTATGCTCCCCGCAACCTCAGCTTCGAAACCGCGTTCTGCGAGCCTTTCAATAAGCATTTCAACCTCGTTGATGTCGATGTGCTCATCGAAGAAAAGCTCACCGTTTTTGTCTACCACAAAGCCGTTGATGTCGTAAGCGAAGGATGGTGCTCCTTTGTATGCTGGTTTGGTCTCCAGTAGTTCCCCAATTGCATTAACCAATGCCTTACGCCCGGTGTCTGTGCAGTTAAATTTGATTTCCATATGATTAACCACCTTTCTTTTTGGTAGTTACATATATCACTCTAACCCAGTGTAATATCAAGCTAATTCTGTTGTTTTGTAGGCTGAGTTTCTATGTTTTCTGCAAGCTCACCGAAGGCTTTTTTGCTTCCATCACGCAGGAGAAAAACCTGTTCATCAGAACCAACCTGCTCGATAAATCGCTTTATGATAACATCACAAAACTTCTCATCGAGTTCGATGGTGTGACATATGCGGTCAGTTTGTTCGCAGGCAATGAGAGTTGAACCCGAACCCCCAAAGGGATCAAGAACAATGCAGCCCGTCATGCTTGAATTAGTGATCGGGTTTGCAATCAAGGCTACGGGCTTCATAGTTGGGTGGTCACCGTTTTTCTTAGGTTTGTCATATTCCCAGATGGTTGACTGCTTGCGGTCCGAGTACCACATGTGTTTGCCCTTTTTCTTCCATCCGAAAAGGACCGGCTCATGCTGCCACTGATAGGGTGATCTCCCCAGTACAAGACTCTGTTTCTTCCAGATGCAGGTCCCGGAGAGATAAAAGCCAGCATCTGAGAAAGCCTTTCTGAAATTCAGACCTTCAGTGTCTGCATGGAACACATAAATAGAAGCGTCCTGTGCCATAACCTCTTCCATGCTTTTGAATGCATCAAAGAGGAAGGTGTAGAACGCTTCATTGCCCATGTTGTCATTTTTGATTTTTCCGGCTGATCCTTCGTAGTTAACATTGTAAGGTGGATCTGTAACTACCAGATTTGCTTTCTTTCCATCCATTAGGACTTTATAGGTCTCAGGCTTAGTGCTGTCACCACAAACTAGACGATGATTTCCTAACATCCAAACATCGCCTGACTGAGTTAGTGCCGGCTTTTTCAGCTCTGCATCAACATCGAAATCATCTTCTTGGATATCGTCGTCGTTTGTCAGAAGCTTGTTGAGTTCAGCCGGATCAAATCCTAGCAGTTCAACATTAAACTCCATGCCCTGAAGACTTTCAATCTCTAACCTTAAAAGTTCTTCATCCCACCCTGCATCCTCTGCATAACGGTTGTCAGCGATGATATATGCTTTTTTCTGAGCTTCAGTCAAGTAGTCTACAAACACACATGGGACCTCTAAAAACCCTTCTTCCTTGGCGGCAATCAGACGACCATGTCCAGCAATCACACTGTAATCCCGGTCGATAATGATGGGATTGACGAAGCCAAACTCCCTTAAGCTTGAACGGAGCTTGGTGATCTGTGCAGCCGAGTGTGTTCGTGCGTTATTTATATATGGTACCAGTTCCTGGATAGGTACCAGCTTCATATCACTGGTTGTCTTGCTCAAATCGCATCACCGCCTCTTTAAGTTCTTTATACTTTCTGACATCCTCCCAAGGGTACAAGCAGGATGAAAAATGACCATACACCGCTGTTTCCTTATAACGAGGGAACCGCAGATCAAGTGTTTCAATAATTGCTGCCGGACGAAGGCACCATACTTCCTTGATCGCTTCGCGAAGTATCGCGTCAGAAACTGTTCCTGTTCCAAACGTATCAACTTCGACCGATACGGGATCAGCCTTTCCAATGGCATAGGCAATATTGACTTGGCATTGCTTAGCAAACTCACACCAGACGATATGTTTGGCAATGTTCCTGGCCATGTAAGCTGCGGACCGGTCAACCTTTGTTGGGTCTTTCCCACAGAAGGCACCGCCACCATGGGCTGCAAGTCCGCCATAGGTATCGACCATCAACTTTCTGCCAGTCAGCCCGGTATCAGCCGAAGGCCCTCCTTCAACAAACCTACCGGAAGGATTAATAAGGACTTCCGTCTCTTCATCAAAAGGAAAATCCTCAAAGCACTTCCACAGGACGTGGGAATAAATATCCCGGCTTAGCTCCTCAGACTCTTTCGCCGCGTCATGTTGGATTGATACGATGATTGTTTTAATGCGCTTTGGCTTCCCATCTTCATACTCCACGGTGATCTGCGCTTTGCCATCTGGCTTGATGCCCTTGATAAGTCCATCGTGACGAACCTGATCAAGTCGTTTTGTAATACGGTTTGCTAAAACCACTGGAAGCGGGAGCATCTGCCTCGTTTCATTGGTAGCATAACCGTACATCGTCCCTTGGTCTCCGGCACCTAAGGTGTTATACCATGAAGTGTCGCCCTTCCTTGATTCCAGGGCATTTCCTACTCCATTTGCGATGTCCCGACTCTGTTTGTGCACGTAAACAAAAATGAGATACTTCCACGGATTGTATCCAACCTTCCGCAGTGTATCTCTCACAATCATTCGAATATCGATTTTACCGCTACAGGTGATTTCGCCCGCCACGATAATCTTGCCCTTAGTAGCCATTACCTCGCAGGCAACCCGAGAGCCGCGGTCTTTGCGTAAGCAAGCATCCAAAACACTATCTGCGATGAGATCACAGAGCTTGTCTGGATGCCCTTCGCACACACTTTCTGCTGTTAAGAATTTATTCTCCATATCATTTTCCTTTCCGGGCGCTTAGTAGGCGCTCCATTAAATCATCTTGTGGTGTATAGTTCGAGCAATCAGTAAGGCTGTTCTCACGAACGATTGCGAAAATTTGAGCCCATAAACTATAGGTTTGTTTAGAGAAGGATTGCGCCATGCTCACGTAAGGTGAAGCAATCGGTGCACCTGTTGTTGGGTGCTTTGCCAGAAGACCATATTCAGAAATAGCCTGTTCACACTGAATCCAGCGAGCAGCGCTCATAGAGTATTGCTCAATCTGCTGCTTGGGCACCAGATGACTGCATTTGTGTTTTTATAAGCCATCCCCCAGGTGTCTGTGTAGATCTCATTGGCTATCAAGGGATGCCCATTCTTTTGGGAAGCCGACAACCAATCAGCAGGCTTTGGCATTTCTGACCCTGTCTCAGAGTCACCTTCAGGCAANGGNACGATTTGAAGATTGCGCGATTTNCCATCCTGTATTTTATCCGCTAAAGCCTTTCGCGGCCTGCCACCTACACCTGGCTGCGGACCTCTTTTACCCATGTATTCACCTCCGATCTGAATGAGGGGGTTAATACCCCCAAAACTTATGAAAAAATTCACACGACACCCTACGCCCGTTCCCCAGCAAAAGAGCTACAGAGATTTGATCCCTCCTACCGGTCGTGCCAGCGGTCACCATCACGCGCTGTGATGGATGAATGACAAGGCGTACAAAGAGCTTTGAGGTTCGATTCATCATGATTACCACCACGTGCGAGCGGAAGGATGTGATGCACCTCAGTAGCCGGTGTCATTTTCCCATTCTTTACACACTCTTCACAGAGCGGGTGCGATTCAATGTACCGGTCACGTATGCGCTTCCATGCACGTCCATATCGCTTTCGGGTTACCGAATCACGGTCGTACTTCTCATAACGGGAGGCCTCCTGCTTGGCGTGCTTTTCACAAAACCGGTTCTCTGTAAGCTCAGGACAACCTGGATGTGAGCATGGTCGTTTTGGTTTCCTTGGCATATAACACCTCCTCTCGGGCATAAAGAAAGCCCTCGCGGTATTTTCCACGAAGGCTCTTTGTAGCTTTCCATAATACTATTCTAGTACGGTTTTTTGTAAATTGCGTCCGCTATTTGTCCACTCCTAAATTCCATATAGGAGTAGCGTCAGCTGACGCAGAGCATCTTCCTTTTTCTTGTACACCCAGGAACGTTCAATATGTAGCTGTTCACTAACATTTAGAATGGCCTCGGTCTTTGTAATATCTCGGACAAAGAATTCATTCAGGATAAATTGCGAATCCTCATCGAGATTCTCCCAAGCGGGCTTGAACCATTTCATGTACTCCAAGGCCTGTCTATAACGTTCCTTAAGCACATCAATCTCATCAATACCAAAAACCAGACGGTCCTCTATCGCTTTAGGATTGTGAGCACTCGGCATTCCGGTTGGAACCGAACTCCTTGGTGATTCTATCTTTTCGTGAATGGTAGCGATGTCTTCATCGGTATGATCAAGTATATATTCCATGTTGCTGTAATCCTTGAGCGCATTGATCGCTGCCATCTTTTTATCTAGGTAATGCCAAACTATATTCATCGCATCGAACCTCCTATGAATGTTGCTTTGACTGCATCGATAAGGGCTGACTGGGTATTGTCCTTATCTTTAAGTGCTTTCATCACCTTCTCATCTATCGTATCTTTGGCGATAAGATGGTGAATAACTACTGTTTCTCTTTGACCTTGCCGCCAGAGCCTGGCATTGGTTTGTTGATAGAGCTCCAGACTCCAAGTCAACCCGAACCATATTAGGGTTGAGCCACCAGCCTGAAGATTCAGACCATGACCTGCAGAAGCCGGGTGTATGACTGCTATCGGAATTTCACCGTTATTCCATCTTCTTATGGAATCAGATCCGTCTAAGGTTTCGACAGCAAATCTTTCTTTGATACGGGCAAGATCGTGTCTAAACCAATATGCAATAAGTACAGGTTTGCCATTGGCGGCTTCTATCAAGTCCTCTAAGGCTTCCAGCTTTCGATCATGTATATGAATAGCAGCGCCTTCATCGTCATAAACTGCTCCATTAGCCATTTGCAGTAGTTTCCCTGACAATGCTGCGGCATTGGCTGCTGTTATTTCTTCACCTTTAATCATTGCAACAAGATCCCGCTTCATAGTTTCGACGGTTTCCATTTCTTTTTCAGATAACCTAACAGGAACCTCGTTCATGACCAGCTCCGGCAATTTAAGATAATCGGAACCCTTCATGCTGATGGTAATGTCAGAAATCCTCTGGTAGATCGTTTCTTCAGCTCCTGGTTTTGGTTTATAAGAAAATACAATCTGTTGATTGCGTTTATCAGGACTAAAATAGTCTTCACGGTATTTACCTATAAAACGTCCAAGGCGCTGCCCCATATCCAGCAGTCGATATTCAGCCCAGAGATCCATTAGTCCATTTGAAGAAGGAGTACCTGTAAGACCCACAACCCTTTTGACTAAAGGTCTGATTTTCAAAAGGCTTTTGAACCGCTTTGCCTGATGCGACTTAAAGGACGACAGCTCATCGATTACTACCATGTCATAGTCAAAAGGAATCCCACTCCGATAAATAAGCCATTCAACATTCTCACGGTTGATAATGTAAACTTGAGCTTGCTGTCGCAGGGCTGATTTCCTTTGTTCTTCGGAGCCTACAGCAACTGTGTATCTAAGTCCATTCAAATGATCCCATTTTTCAATCTCGGTTGGCCACGTATCCCTTGCTACTCTCAGCGGTGCAATGACCAGGACCTTTCGAATCAAAAAGCTATCCAGTGTGAGATCAAAAATGGCAGTCAGTGCAATGACACTCTTGCCTAAACCCATGTCCAGCAAAACGGCTGCAATCGGGTGAGTTAGGATATAATCAGTCACATATTCTTGATATTTATGAGGACTGTATTTCATTAAGTATCCCTCCAATCTGCTCCTTCTGGTCTATGCAGAATACCAAAAATCCAAGTGCTTCTAACTGTCTTTTTCGCTTTTCCTGGAGTGGGCGCATTGTTTTACCAGGAGCTTTCACTTCAATAAAGGCCATCTTCCCTCCAGGTAGAAGCACCA